ACAAGGTGAGTTCGAAATATTAACTGTACCAAGTTCGAGTACGTATACAATTGAAGCGCCAGCAAACGCTTCTTCGTCCGCGACCACCGGAACAGCGACAGCGACGTATCAAACAAATACAGGTGCAGCCGTTGCACTCTTTGGTTATGGTTGGGGTGCAGGTACATGGAGTACAAGCACATGGAACACGACGCGTGAAGGCTTAACAGGCGGATCGGGCGTGCTATTACAATCAGCAAAATGGGCACTGGATAACTGGGGCGAAGATGTATTGGCCTTGCAATTTGATGGTGGCTTATTTTATTGGGACACGTCAAGCGGACTGTCCAGCAATGTAGCAAGTACAACAAACGTATCGGCGGGACCTACAAAATCACGATTTATGTTGGTATCGGGTGATGACCGGCATGTTATTTGTCTTGGAACAGAGACAACAATAGGAACAGATTCTACACAGGATAATATGTTTATTCGTTGGTCTTCTCAAGAAACAACAAATACATGGACACCCACAGCAACGAACACAGCAGGCTCACACCGACTAACAGACGGTAATCAAATTCAAACGGCTGTACGATCAAGAGGTGCGGTAATGGTATGGACCGATAGTGCCTTGTATCAAATGCAATTTATTGGAGCACCTTTTACTTTTGGATTCAAACAAATTGGTTCGAATTGCGGAGCGGTTGGTATTCATTCTGCTATAGATGTATCGGGTACATCATTCTGGATGAGTGATGAATCTTTCTTTATGTACGATGGTGCGGTTAAAAAAATACCGTGCACGGTACAAGATTATGTTTTTGATGACATTAACCAAAATGCTAAACAGGATGTTTTCTGTGCGGCAAATTCAGATTTTAATGAAGTGATGTGGTTCTATCCAACAGATGGATCGGATCAAATTGACAGAGTGGTTACATTTAACTACGCAGAAAACTTATGGTATGTTGGCACATTAGCAAGAAGTGCATGGGCGGATAGCGGTGTTTATCCTGTTCCTTATGCAGCGGAATTTGATTCTACTGATACAACAGCAAGCATATCAACAATCAACGGAATAAAAGCAGGACGTACATTTGTGTATTTACATGAAACAGGTGTCAATGATGACGGGGCTGCCATGTCCAATCATATTGAATCGGGCGACATTGATATACAAGACGGTGATCAGTTTATGTCAATTTCTAGGTTTGTTCCAGATTTTAAAAATCAAACAGGAACGGTGGACGTAACATTAAAAACACGACCTTATCCAGCAGGATCACAAACAAGTCACGGCTCCTATGATATAACAACAAGTACAACGAAACAAGATACACGAATTAGAGGAAGACAAATTGCTATACGTGTAGCAAGTGACGCCATTGATGATAAATGGCGCTATGGAACACTTAGACTGGATATGAAACCAGATGGAATGCGAGGCGGATAATGGCACTTATTACAACACCACGTTTACCAGAAGCACCAGAACAATATGACAGACAACAAATGTCACAACTTGTGCAAACACTGGAACAAATGATTTTTGTATTAAATAATACATATACACCAGAAACACTGCGAAATGATGATGAAGCAGTATCATGGTTTTTAGGATAAATGGCAAACGTCTATACAAATTATAAAGCGGTTTTAACGACTAATGAGCTTACAACGCTCTATACAGTAGGATCAGAAACAACAGCAATTATTAAATCTCTTCGTGCAACAAACATTGATGAAGAGAATGATTGTAAAATTTCTTGTTTTGTCGTGGATACGGACAGTGTTAGTTACACATTAGAGACAAATAGAAACGTGCAAAAAGGAACATCAGAAGAACTGTTCAACAGTTATTCTTTTTCTACGTCGCCGGTTGTATTAAAAGAATCGGAGATTGTAAAACTGCAAGCTCAAAATGGAGGAGACTTGCACGCAATACTAAGCGTATTAGAAATATCTAATACATAACATAAGGAGAGACTATGCCGGGATATCACAATAAAAAAGATAAAGAAAAAGTTAAAGGATATATGGGTGGCGGAATGATGTACAAAAAAGGTGGTACAACAAAGAAAAAAGTTAAAAAGAAAAAATTAGCTGCTATGTACGGAGACCCTAAAAAAATAACTAGAGGCGATATTATTACTGCCGCTAAAAAGAAAAAAGGGAAAAAATAATGAAAAAAGGATATCATAAAACTAAATCTGGAAAGATGGCTAAAAAAGGCTTGTGGTATAATATTGCTCAAAAGAAAAAAAAGGGTAAAAAAATGCGTAAGAAAGGTGCCAAAGGAGCACCAACTGCAGCAGCTATAAAAAGAAGTCAAGCATAATGAAAAAAAAGTTATCAGTATCACAAAAACGTAAAAAGAATTCGAAGAAGAATCCTAAAGCGTTAGCAAGAGCCTGTGGTATGATAATGGAAAGTAAAAGGAAACAAACAAAATATGCCTAGAACAGCAGCATGGCAACGGAAAGAAGGTAAAAGTAAATCGGGTGGATTAAACCGCAAAGGTATTGCTTCTTATCGTGCCAAGAACCCCGGTTCTAAATTAAAGATGGCTGTTACAACGAAACCTTCTAAGTTAAAGAAAGGATCAAAAGCTGCTAAAAGACGTAAATCATTTTGTGCTCGTATGTCGGGTATGAAAAAACGTTTAACAAGTGCAAAGACAGCGAGAGATCCAAATTCTAGAATAAATAAATCTCTTAGAAAGTGGAATTGTTAACTATTTTATTGCAAAAGGATGGGAAAATGAGTATAAAAAAGAACGAAAACGTATTAGCAGGAAAGAAGACTCCTAATGTCTTACCGATTGAAACATCTGTAACAGTCTCTAATACGCAAACAGGTAAAAAATACGCTAGTGAAGATGAAGCACAAGCGGACGTAAAGAACCCTGCAACTTCCACAGAAGAAAAAGATATCAAACGCGATGTCGCTATAACAGTGAATAGCTTAGACATATTCGGAGAGGTCATGAAATAAGCATGCAGGGATTACAGTCATTAAACGAATTTAAGAATTTTGTATCAAAGATTGGTGGCCTTGGTCGTTATGAAGATACATATATTGTCCATGCAGCAGAAGGCGAGACCGTTGTTCCAATGGAAGTTTTGGATAAAAACCCTTTATTGAAAAAACGGTTATTTAAAACAATGATGGCGATGGGTATTGAACCCGGACGCTACATTGTTGGTAATGATTTAAACTCAAAGAATCCTGTTACAGGACAACCAGAATTCTTCTTAAAACAAATAGGTAGACGACTGAGAAAAGCAGCAGCAGATATATCGGGCTATGCGGCACCAATTGCTGGTGCTATGTTTGGTCCAGTGCCCGGTGCATTAGTTGGAGGATTACTTGGTCAATACAAAAGAGAAAATCCCGGTGATCCAACACAAGGAATGCAAATGGCACTTCGAGGTGGACTTACAGGACTTGGCACAAACATAGCAACTGGACAAGGATATACTCCTTTTGGTGGCGCTAGAGGATTATATATGAAAGATTTAACAGGAGCATCAAGTTTTAATCCTGTAGAATTAGGTAGAAGAATGTTGGGTGTAGGGGCAAGACCTACTGGAGATTCTGCTTTTGGTCTTGATGAATTTTTAAAAACTGGAGGAGAAGATAGTAAATATAGATTTATGGATAAATATTTTCCTAGCGCAGACACAAGTCCTATTGGTGATTTAGAAGCTTTTAATACTGAATATAATTCTATTCTTAATAGTGAAGCTGGAAGAAAAGCTATATTAGATCATGGACAAAAAGAAGGCGCAGCTATTATTAGAGAAATGGCTAAAACAGCGACTAAAACTAAAGGTCAATCTTTAATAGGAGGAATGAATTTTAAAGATATGTTAGGTCTATATGCAGCAGGAACAATTGGTCTTGGAGCATTATTAGATATGACAACAGATGAACAAGACGTAGGATTACCGGAAGATGAAATGCCAGAAGGTAATGTAATAGATTTAAATCCAATAGCTGTCTTTCCGGGAGCACAAACAAGAGCGGATGGTGGCATAATGGATTTACAAGACGGAGGAGAGTCCAAGGGACCCGGTACGGGAACCAGTGACTCAATTCCTGCAATGCTAAGCGACGGAGAATTTGTCATGACGGCTGAAGCAGTCAGAGGTGCGGGCGGAGGCGACCGTCGCGAAGGCGCAAAAAAAATGTACGAAGCAATGGATAAATTGGAGGCGAGAGCATAATGGTTACAGCAACAACAACAACTTTTCCTGTATTGCCAGAATATGCGAAACAGCCAACTGCTGACATGGCGGCAACACTAGGTCAATTAATACAACAACCACTACAAGTACCACAACAACAAGTAGCAGGTTTTACAGACACACAAAAAGGTGCAATGCAACAAGCTTATGGTGGTATCGGTGCATATCAACCGTTCTTAGATGCGGCGCAACAAACACAAGCCGCGGCTCTTGGTACAACAGGAGCAGGCGTACAAGCACTAGGACAAATGGATTTTGATCCATCAAGAGCACAAGCTTTTATGGATCCCTATCAACAAAATGTAACACAAGAAGCATTAAAAGAAATTGATAGACAAGCAGCTATGGCAGGAAACCAGTTAGCTGGTAAAGCGG